CCAGACAAGCCCATGGCACCTGTGATTGCGCCAGAGATAGGCGACATCACAGCACTGATGATGGGCCGTAGCACCATCGTTTTAAACATGTTAATCACGGTGTCGCGCAGGGTTTTTGCAAAGCCTTTGCCGGACTCGAAACCGCGCATGAGGGCGTCGGTTAGCGTGCTGTTGATTTGGTCGCTGGTGCGCTTCCATTCGGCGGCTGCGTCGGCTGCTGATTTCTTCACAGATTCGCGTGCGTCCTTGGAGTCGATAGCGTTTGCCAGTAGCTTGCGCTGCTCAATCTCGCGGGCAATGGCTTGCGCGGCTGCATCGTTGTTGCCAATCAACTCCATCACGCGCTTTTCTTCCAGTCGCTTAATCGTGATGCCTTCAATCGCCTGCGCTAGGCTGATATTTTGCTCTGTGGATATGCGTAATGCAGTCTCTTCGTCATTCAGTTTGAGCACGTTTTCAGCGATTGAATCTGCTGATTTATTGAGTGATTCGATGTACTTGTCGTTGGCTTTTGCCAAGTCATCAATCATCTTTTTATAGGCGTCGTTGGCGTCCTCTACTGCTTTACCGTCAGCAGTATTAAGGGCGCGACTTAGCCTGATTCGCTCGTCTTGAATGCGCCGTGCGTCGGTGTTTTCTTTGATTGCTTTTGTAGACTTCTTGGATGATTCCTCAAACTTCTTTTGGATGCCTTCAATCTCCTGAGCGTACTTGGCGAGGTTCTCCGGCGTCTGTGAGACTTTGGAAAAGCGCTCTTTTGCGGCTGCAATAGCCTGCTGCATCTGCACGGCTTTGCTCAGGTACTTGTCAGACTCTTTATCAAACTCAACCTGCGACTTCACAGAGGCTGCGCGTTCGGCTGCGTACTGTGCAGAAAGTTGCTGGTTCTTGAGTAGCTCTTGATAGCCCTTGAGTTGGTTTTCTGCTTCACTCAGTTTCACCAAGTCGGATGCGTTGCCGTAGATAGAGTTGGCCGCTTGCTTGCGAATGTCCACCATCTTTTGTGCGGCTGCAACTTGGCCTTCTAATCCTGCATCACGGCCAATGCCTTTGATGGCGTCCCATGTTTCCACAACGGCAGATTTGACGCTCATCCAAGAACGCTGAACAGTGCCAAGGTTCTTTTCCATGTCGCCAGCCATTGACGCGGTGGCCTTGTTGAATTCTTCTTGTGCAAGCGCTGCGGCATCCGTAACGCGGCCCTGCTCTGTCAATGCCTTGATCTGGTCATAGACAGTCTGTGTAAGGTAGCCCATTGTTTCGTTGAGCTTCAGCGTGGCCTCAAGCGGTGCCTTACGCAGTTCCTCGAACTTCTTAACGGTGTCGCCGATAGCTGTGCCGGTGACTTTCTCAAACCGAATAGCAGTGAGCGTGAATTGCTCCAGATTCTCAGCGCCAATTTTTCCAGATGCTGCGAACAGTCCGAGTGCTTCAGCGGCTGCGCCTTGCGTGCCGGAGATTTGATCAATGCTTGACGCCATAGCCATCAATTGGCCCGTGGTGACGCCAGCCTGGTTGCCTGACAAGATCAATGCGCTGTTGAATGCGCGTGACTCAGCCGCACCCTGTTCGTAAGCAATGGCAAGGCCCGCGACTGTACCCGCTGCGAGTGTGTAGGGGTTGATCAGGCCAAGCACATATCCGCCGAGAGCCTTGGCAGCGTTGCCAGCCCCGCCGAACATATCCTTGAGTTGTCCACCTTGCTGCAAGAACACCGTCAATGGTGCTTGCCCGCCTTGGATAGATGTCACGATGTCGGTGAACTGAGCTGGTACACCGCGCAATGCGTTGGCGGTAGCAGCAGCAGACATGCCAACCTTGTCCAGCGACTGCGATCCATTCAGCATAGCCGCCGCTGCTTGCGCCTGCTTTGCTTTAACGGCATCCAACTGGTCAAGGTAAGGCTTCAGCACGTTTGAATCTACGCCGCGCTGATTTGCCAGTGCTTTGTAATACTCGACGCTTCCACGTGCGCCTGAGTCCATCACAGCCGTGGTGCGCTGAATACTTTGGATCATCGACTTGGTGGCCGATTCAATTTTCTGTGCTGATTGCGCCGTGCCGTTACCCATCCCGCCAAGCTTGTCGCCCGTGTCTTTTGCGGTGTCGCTAAGCTCTTTCAGCTTTGTTTTGACGGTTTTCGTTGTTTGTTCAAACGATCCGTCAAGCGCTGCGCCGACTTTTAACTGTGCTGTGGATTCGGACATTGTTAATCAGTCTTTTTGTTCATGATGGATAAGGCTTCGGCTTCGATGATGCGAATGTCATCAAACAGGATTTCGTAATCGTCAGGGTGCAGTCTCATGCGATCCATGCGCAAAAAGAAGGGCGAGTAATCCAGCCCAGTGCAACCCGCAGCGCCCACGCGCCATTGGGTTGACAGGGTGGAAAACAGGTTGATTGCGCGGGCGTTTTCTGGCCAGAGTTCGCAGGTTTCTTGTTTTGCCGCTTGAGCCGCTGCAAGTCCAGCCAGGAACGGGTTTGATTCAACCTGTGCGACTGGCGCGTAAAGTGCAGCGGTAGCGGCCTTTAGTTTTTTGTGCGGGCTGCTGTCAGTTCTGACAAGTAGGCTTCAATGATGGCTCGTGCCGCACCGAGATAGTTCTGCGTCAGCAGTTCGACGTTTTCACGGTCAAAGGAGTCTTCCAAATCCCAACCGCTGGCGATGTCCATCACAACGTCCACATCTTCGCGGTCAGTGAGAGATTCAATAAAGGCTTTGAAAGCTTCGCGGGTGCGCGCCTTGAATGTGAATTGAACGGTTGCGGCTTTGTCGCCTGCTACCGGGATGGAAACTTTGCTGGTGAACGTGGGTTTTGCAACCAAAGACAATTTAGCCATTTTGAAACTTTCGTGAGGGTGAGAAATGCCCATACCCACCCAGCGCTCCCTCACGAGGAGACACTAGGCGGGCGGTGCAGGGGTGGCGCTAGGCCGGAGATCAGTAAGAGATGGAGCGACCTAAAACGGTCATTGCGGCATCGACCGTATTTACCTGATTTGAATTTAATTTCGGCATTTCAGACACGGACAGATAGCCGTAACCGTATGTCGTAGACCCACCAGAAACCACCTGTTTAAAAGCGACTTTGGAGAGGTTGCGGCTGATGCCCAACATAGTGATGTAGGCCGCTTGTGTGGCGTCGTGAGCCATAGACAAGGTGATGCTGATAGCGTTGAAGCCGGTGGGGACTTTGATGCCGTTGCGCTTGCTAAGCAATTGGACGTCAGTGAAGCGAGCGTCACCACCCGAACCGCTGATCGTCAGAATCTGAGGGATGACAGTCCAGGCGCTAACTTTTTGGGCCGTGCCAGCGCCAGTGCCTACCGGGAAAAATCCTGTGTTGCTGGTGTCCAGGCCTTGAATGCTGAATGTGTCAGCGGTCAAGACGGTGATCTTGAAAACGCTGTCAGTGGCATCTTCATAGCCGGATGTCAAAAGAATCTCGTCGCCTGTGGTGTAGCCGTGGGCGACACTGGTTGCAACTGCTGGATTAGCATTTGTGATGCCAGAGATTGTTTTGGCAGACGCGAAGGTCTGAGAAAATTGTTGGCTTGAGCCTTCTGCGAAATAGAGCGCCATAGCGATTCCTTTAGACGAAAAAAAACCGCATTGCTGCGGCTGGGTTGCGCCCAAGAGCGGGCATGAAAAAGCCGCTTGGTATTGCTACCTAGCGGCTCTTGTTGGGGTGCCTTTCGGCTTGTCTGCTATCTAGTTGAATAGACGCTGAAATTTTGCGTACTTGAATAAATCTTTACCTCATCTGCGTAATCTGAAATAGGCGCATGAATCGCTGTTGACTGAAACACGGTAGCCCCTGCCATCAAGCCTTCAACCTGTAGCGCAATGGCTGCACATGCCGCCCTGCTATCAGCGTAGACACCGATCTCAAACCGCCCATGTTTCTTGTCTGGCAGTGATCCATCAATAAAGCTCAAAGCCTCGCCGCCTACCTGCTCAAACGTGATGAACGGGCGTACTGTTCCCAATGGCGCGAAGTCTGGAAAGCAGCGATTGCTTACCAAGCCTTTCAGCAAATTGAAAATGGATGCTTCAACCGTCATGTTTTCATCCTTTGATCAAACTCTTTTGCCATAGCATCAATTGCGCGTTGCTTAACCGTCTTTTCAGCCTTGCCGATGAAGTCGTTAGCCTTTGCACCTCCTGCTGTGCCAAGTGCCACCATGAAGCCGTATGGCACCTTGCGATGGTTCCAAGCAACGTGATATTCGGCCTTGTCTTTGGTGCTGCCACTTTTGGAAAACACCTGATAAACCGCGTTCTTCAATGAGCCGCTTTCAAACCAGTAGCTTGCTTTTCGTTTCGCGCCGGGTGACTTCTTGCCCTTCGCTGTGGAGCCTTGAAACCAGTGGCCTTTTTTACTGACTGGAACGGTGTCAAGAACAGCCTCATAAAACACTTGTGCGCCCGCCTGCGCTGCCGGCCGGATAGCTGTTTCAGCCTTCACCTTGAGTGCGTCGATCTGATCTGTCAGCGCCTTGGTGTCAAAGTCAAACGTCAGCATTGATCACTCTCACCACGCAATCCACAAACTCCCGCTTGCCATCCGGCAACACAGCGTCAATCTCAAACACCTCATTGCCGTAAACAATGCGCTGGCCCGCGTTAACGGCCCGCTGCCTCATACGAACGCTACATTTTGTGAGTGATACATCAGCACCTGATTTGATGGCACTGAGGCCGCTTAGATAGCGCACGTCAGCC